GATTGGAATATTAAGAAGATTGGCATCGATACGTTCTGCAATGCGTTCTTCTGCCATTTCCATTGTAATGTATAACACATTCTTTTGATCTGTAAGACAAGCTGCTGCTTGATGACACATGAATAACGACTTACCGACGCCAGTACCAGCTAAACAGATATTTAAAGTCTTGTTTGGCAGTCCGCCTTTAGTAATTTTGTTAAAATACTCTAGATCAAACTGTACGCGCTCTTCTTCTCTATGGTAGAACTCATATCGATCATTGAAGTTACCAAGATAGTCATGTCCGATATTTGCATCAAAGTTAACTGCCAGAGCATCAGAGAGGATCTCTGGTAGTGCATTCTTTGAAAGGCTTTGATGTTTACCATCTATAATACTGATAGATTCCATTACGGCATTATGTAATGCTCTGTCCTGACACCACTTCTCAGTCTTGTCAATCAGCCATTCATCATCAATTTTTTCTGTCTTAAATATCTCAGGAAGTATTTCTACAGCGTGTCGATATTGTTCGTCATTAAAATTGTCAGCATCATCTAATTCAATTTTAAAAGATTCTTGTGTTGGTAGTTTATTGTATTTCTGGACGTATAGTCCGACTTGCTTAAACAGCTGGCGATAAACGCCTTCAAAATATTCATTCTTTATAAAGGGCAAAACCTTCCGCATAAATTTATCATCCACCAGAAGGTTTCGCAATATAGTCTGTTCAATGTTTGTCATTACGTCTCGCCGAATTCCATAAGTTATATTCATCTGCAAAAGTTATTTTAAACTTTTCAATTAGTTCATTTGAAATAATAGGTTTTTCTGAAAAATTATTTACATTCGAATAATCTAAATTAATATTAAATCCCAATCTATCTTCTAAAAAATTAATAGCAAGAGGAAGTTGCTCATATTGAAAAATATGATCTATTGGCGGATCATCTTCTTCTGGTAATAAAAAATGCGTTTGTCTATCTTCAAAGCTTTCAATAAAGTTTTCAAACGTAGTATTTCTTGCTTTATATTCGTCCCAATCTTGGTGATCATCTTGAAGCATTCTCCACCAACTAATAGTCCAATCAAGAGGTTCTCTTATTAAAGAAAATGTTTCAAAGGAACCTATGTAAGATCTAAATTTTTCATTGTATTCTTTACAGTCAACATGTTTTTGACCAAAAAATGCTTTTTCTAATTTTACATGGTTATCAAAACCATTGTAAAAAAATGATGGATCTTCCCAAATAGTTTTTTGTTTTGCTGATGCAAAATCATATCTTAATCTTAAATTTGCACATAGATTATTGTCTTGTAAAAAGTCTACTAAGCTTGTAGTAGCTGTTTTAGTATTTTCTAAAATTACTAGTTTTTGTTTTACAAATATAATCAATTAAAGCATACCACTTTCTCTCATATTTTTACGGATATTAGTAGCACTAATCTTATGAATCTCTTCTCCGAGATCGTGCTCAGTAAAAGTATACCCGACACCACGACCATAACTAATGTCAACGATGTTTGGTACCTCCATTATAACATACTCATTGTTGATTGTAAATCCCTCATTTTGCAAATTAAGAATAATTTGCGCAGATACAAAATTAAAATCAAATGGGTTATCATCTTGCTTTGCGGTACGACCACCACCAGCATCTGGACCAATAATTCCACCAACATCACGAACCATAATAGCAACTTGGCCAGTTTGTTCTAATGCTTTCTTGAATAGAGTTGTATGGCCTTTATGCCATGGTTGCCATCGTCCCAGCATTTGAGCTGTAGGTTTTTTCCAATCAAATGCCATGAGATTTCTTAAGCTCCTCTGCAAAAAGTCGTATTTCATCGTCAGACTTAAATCCGCTCATGACGTATGTAGCATCATCTGGGTTTTCAAACATTTTATTTGTGTCTTCAAATCTACCCTCTTCTATTGTGTTCATCCATATCATGATTTCATGACTAAACAATTTTCTAGTTTCATTAGTAGGACATACAAAATCACATATCACAGTTCTGCCACGAGTACCTTCAAACATAGCAATGCTATTCATTCGTTCGGCCTGCCTTCTTCGGCCAGCATCTGAGAAGTCCCAATCATTAGCCATTTTACGAATAGCGTCGGCGTTAAACCAAGCGCAATCATCTAGCCAGTGTTGTAGTCGCAATGCTAAATGCGTCTTGCCAGAACCAGGCAAACCCATAATTAATATTCTCATTACTTCCTCTCATTCATTATTAATTCATCTTTGCTTATCGCCATTTCAATTACATCGTGGAGTACTAAACCACATATCTGCTGAAACATAGGATTATCTGGCGTTAGTGTGTCATCCGGAGAATCAATAATTTCGAAATTAAAGTTGATTGCCTCTTCTGGACCATTGATACTAATAGCTCCAAACTGTACAACAGTCTCAACATACGGTCCTGTTAAAAACCTGATGTTCCATGCCTGCTCTGATTCAGGAGAAGGAATCAACTCGTAGTCGACTCCTTCTGAAAGTTTATCGATATTAATCATTTACAATTGCATCCATTGATACTTCTTCTTTGTATCCTATTGAATATTGCTTTTTAACAAACTCTTTAAAGTCTGTATTATCAAACATAGGCTGCCAGAATGCTTCTAACAATGTGTCTTTTTCACGGACCTTTCTCTCATCAACTTCTCCAGTAGTTTGATCTACGTGAGAGTACCAGCCGTTTGAAGGCTTAGTAACATATCCACCTGCAAGAGCAACATCAAGTAAGCCAGAGTATTTTTCTACGCCGCCATCCCATGAAACTGTAATAGGTATTTTAGATTTCTCTTTAACAAACCGCGATTTCTCTACGTTAATAACAAAATCATAGCCTGAGATCTCTGTGCCCTTTTTATTCTGACGGCGGCCTAAGATCCAGATGTTATTGGCAGAGTAATAAATGCCCGTGCCGCCTGAGACGATTGCCTTAGGGAACAAACCAATTTCTTGGTATGTGTGGTTAATAGCAAGCATACAGATATTTTTCATAGCAAGGTAAGGTGTTGCCATACGGAACAAACCTTTAAGTGCTTTAGCACGAGACATATCTGCAACAGACTTTTCGTTTATCGTATCTTCCATCTCTTTCTTAGATGCAAGGTTGCCGATCGAATCGATTACAATAATTACTTCGTCTTTCTTATCAAGTTCTTCAAGCTGTGCAATAAGATCAAACTTAAGTTCTTCGACATTTGTAATAGGCGTGTGAAGCACGCGTGCCGGATCCACATCAAACTGTTCAAAATACGACTGCGGCGAGCCAAACTCTGAATCGTAAAACAACATAACTGCATTTGGATTTTTTTCCATATACGCACCGGCCATGAGCAGGGCGAACGATGTTTTAAAGTGTTTCGAGGGTCCAGCAAGAACTGTCAGCCCGGGCGTAAGCCCACCATCAATAGAACCTGACAGAGCAACATTAACCATTGGTACTGCTGTAGATATCATTTCTTTTTCATTAAAGAATTTCGACTCAGAAAGAACCTCCGTGTGTTTTAACTTAGAGTTCTTTCTGAGTTTGTCCATTACTGACATATGCGTCTCCTAATTTTTTTTATAATAATCTTTGTACCATCCAATAAAGTCTCGGATGCCGGTTTCAATAGTAGTCATTGGCTTGTAGCCAAGCTTTTTAATTTTAGTTATGTCTGCCAATGTATGACGAATATCAGCAGGATGCATATCGACATACTTAATATCAGCTTTACGTTCTAAATTTTCTTCGATAAGAGAAACGAATTTCATAAGCGGTACGCTTTGCCCACTACCAATATTAAATATTTCGTGAGTATCTATTCGTGTAACTTTATCTATTAGTAATTGTACACCATTTACGATGTCTTGTACATAGGTAAAATCTCTAGACATTTCGCCATGACCAAAAACTTCTATTGGTTTACCTTTTACAATGTTGTCCGTAAAGCCATGAAGTGCCATGTCAGGCCGTCCATAAGGACCATACACTGTAAAAAATCTGAAGCCGATTGACGAAGGTACTTTACTATGTTTGAATTGACATTCATTTGCATATTTACTCCATGCGTATGGATTTTTGTGGTGCTTAAACTCCATATCCTCTACAAAGGGAGGTTCTTGTCCAGCGTAAACACTTGAAGAGGATGCATACACAACTGGTATATTATTCCTCTCAGCAATATCTATAACGCCCTGCGTACCAATTATGTTATTTGTTGTATAAACATTTGGTTGATCTAGCGAATGCCGAACTCCTGCCCATGCTGCTAAGTGTACGATGATATCGCTATCCTCAATAGTATCAAAACCTAGCGAACAAATATCGGAATTTTTAACTGGGATGCCTGATTGACTTAATATAGCCGTACGACTCATCTTTAATCCTGGCTCATAGTTACCAGCATAATTATCACATCCTAAAACGTCGTGTCCGTAAGCTTTAAGTTCTCTAGCTAAATGAAAACCAATAAATCCGGCAATACCTGTAATGAATATCTTCATCGTTCATTCACGTGTGCTGTTTGTCCAGTCATATCATACTGGATGTTTTGTTCGATTTCTCTATCATCTTTTTCATATTCAGACCGATAGAGATTGTTTCGATTCATGACGTGTTCTAAGAGAGTAGCCTGATCTGTAAAGTTTATGAAGGCAGAAACATCTTTTGGAAAACAAGCACCGCCAAAACCACGCTTGCCGTCAAAACCAGGGACACGAGTATGGGCATGCCCAATTCTTGGATCAGTGCCAATTGCGTTTGAGATACGACCATAATTCCCTCCAAAGTTCTTTACCGCATCATAGAATTCGTTAAAGAACGTTAGCTTTGTTGCTAAGAAGGTATTGATGCCATACTTCACAAAACTAGCGTCTGTTGCAGACATGCGATATACTGGACATGGTTTGCAGATGCTATATTCTTTATAGATTAGTTCTAACTTTTCTGTGGCTTCATAAGTTCCACCAAAGATATGCACAAAAGGATTTATAATATCTTCATTTGCATTTTTCTCTGTTAGAAATTCTGGATTATAAATCATCCTATGTTTGGAGGAACCTCTAAATAACTTTTCTATTTTATCAGGAGTTACCGTAGATTTTACAACTATTAAGCCTGTCATGCGATGCTTGATTTGCGTTAACACGTCTTCTAGAATTGAGACATCGCATTTACCGTTTTTATGCATAGGCGTTGGAACGCAAACAAAAGTAACATCGGCATTTAATTTTACATCTTTTAATTCTACTCCGATCTTAGGATCAATGATTTGTTTTTCTACGTCATCCTGAAATGCGTAGTCGATTGCTTTGCCGACGAAACCGTGGCCAATGATTGTCATTTTTAACATAGTTTATTATACCATAAATTCATCGAGTTGTACACCTTTAATAGGCGGAGTTCCTTGCCTTTGTTCCCATCCAGAATTCCATCCAGACGCATTAGACAGCGTAGAAGGAATATGGTCAAATGTTCCATTACCACGCGGCACGTAGTTTTGTCCAAATCGAACAAAATCGCACATAACGTCTTCAAGATCTTTTGGCTTTCCGCTGGTTCGTTCTCTTAGTAGATCCATGAAGTTGTCATCTTTCCAGCCTTTAGATAACTTCTTCATGCACCGTACTGCGTTGTTTCCTAAATATGTATGAGAATCCACATCAGCGTGTTCAGGGAAATAGTCAGAACAATCCATAGAGAAAGCAGCATACTGAAAATTAAATTTACGATGACCTGCTTTTTTATTATGCTCATTTAGGTGATCTACAATTTCTTTATGACCTCTTCTTTTTAAGAGAAGAAAATCTGTAAATCTATTAATAACTTCTGGCAATTCATTTACCATAAAGTCAACATTACTAACTCCCTTCTTAGGAGCTGGAGGTTGATTGCCGATAGACGTAAACAACGGTTTTCCAGAGGCTTTAGTCTCCACCAAATCCTCTGCCATATCTTTAATGTCTCTATGCTTACCCCAATGTTGAATTATATTATTACGATAGCCATGATCGTTTTCAAACGAAGCTCCTGACCCAGTAATACGATGGCAAAGAAATGTATATAACCACGTTTCAATAGACCAACTAATATCATCGTTTGAAGCTGAGATCTTACGTCTATCTTCTTTCTGCCATCTCCA